TGTACCCTACCGTCATCCTTAACGCTATCAATCCACGAATCAAGCAGACCGACACGCTTCTGTATCATCAGGTACTCAGCGATCAACTGCGCTTCAGGCAGATCAATAGCCTTGAGTGTACCCTCATCAACTATGATAGTACCTTTCTCAGTCGTCTTAGTAAACTTAACGCCACGCTCCTGAAGACGTTCTGCGATTTGCTTGCGCGATCCCACATTGAATACGGTAACCCTGTCTTTAAGTTGTTTGCCTGTCTTCTCTGACCAACGCTCTTCCACAATCGGAGGAAATATATTTTGCAAGTGGTCAGTAATATCAGACATTCGATCTTTAAGTTGAGCCAATAAAGAGATAGCGTCTTTCTCATTGAGTTTAAAACCATTGTCTTCCTGCTTCTTCATGATGTATGCGATACGATGCTCAAGATCAACAGAGTATGCGTAGCCCTGCAACTCTTTGTCGAGCTTCTCATACAACAGCGTAGTCACATGGACATCCTGCCTACAATACTTGATCATCTCTTGCGTGAGGCCACCGTCAAAGTCAGTGAACTCATCTTTGAAATCACCAAGACGTTGACCCCACATACGTAGACTATGACCACCCTCCAGTTGTGGATTCCATAGCCTTGACATCACTAATGTATCACGCACCTTGCGTACAGGAATCTTGATATCCCATACTCTTGACAAGACAGGACCATCAAACCCAATGATGTTATGACCAACAACAATGTCAGCCTGATTGATTAGCTCTTGCAGTCCGCCTTGTCCATGCGTAAACACATTACCTTCACTCGCAGGAAACCAATTACCCTTGGTCACGCAACACCAGATAGTGTCATGCGCGAGGTTGGTTTCGATATCGAGTACCAGTACATTTGGTTGCATTACAACTCCTCATCATTTACCTCAGTCATTCTACCAGTATCACGGGAGTATAACAAGCTACACGCAGGACCAGTAGTCCCACTGAATCGGTTCTTCAGAACACGAACACGGGTAGTGTTACGCTCAGTGATATCCTCAGCCTGACCATTACGCTCCAGTCCGATCACCATATCAGATAACTGAGCAATGGAACCAGACCCACGCAGTTGTGCCAAAGACGTAGCCGCACCTTCTTCATGTCCCTTAGAGTCAGGACGCTTGAGGTGGGACACCACAATCAGAGCAATACCAGTCTCCTGAACAAGCATACGTAGCTTGGTCATGATCTCATCTATGGCCTTTCGTTCATCACCACTGGCTTGAGCAGATACCACGATACTAATATGATCGAGGAATATATAACTACAGCCCAATCCCTTTGCAAGATACCGTACTCTATTGATGATGTTATCAACAGAGGTACTACCAAAATGATCGAACAGGTATATACGATCAGTACCCAAGGTTTTGGTAAACGCATCCATCTTCTCCTGCACTGTTGATTCTGAATCCGGTAAATGTAATGGCTTGTTAGCCGCAAGTGACATCAAGGATAGACCAGTCTTACGCACAGACTCCTCCAAGAACATCAACCCCATAGAGTCCTCAGTCTTGTTGAGTACATGCCACACAATCTCACGCACAAACTGTGACTTACCTAGGCCAGATCCGGCAGTGATGGTAACCAACTCTCCTTTTCGTAGACCGTAGGTCAGACTATTCATCCCGGCAAAAGGATAGTCACAATCAGATGGCTCAATCGGGCGCATCACTTCTTGAAGTAAAGAGCTACCAACAACAATCCCATCGGGGACATGCTGTTCAGAAGCCCACCACTTATCGGTAAACTCCTTGGCCTTCTTGTTCTGAAGATAATCACTCGCATCCTTCATACCATCGAGATGTCTGAATATCTTAGCCTTAGCCCCGAACAATTCAGCAACCTGAGATGCCGCCTTCTGCCCCGGCTCATCTGAATCAAAGCAGATCACTACGTTGTCAAAGGAATCAAGCCACTCATACTGATTCTGTATATCCTTGATCGCTGAGGTTGCACCATTACGAATCGAGACCACTGGATACTTAGACCCAAGCATCTGATATGCCGCCATCGCATCGAACTCACCCTCGACAATGGTGACATACTTACCACCCTTGCTGAATAGATGCTGACCATAAAGCCCTGCGCGTTTCCAGTCCCCATTGATACGGAAGTTCTTGTCCGCTGTCCGGGTCTTGTATGCAATGATCTCACCTCGATCATCAGTGTAGTTGAAGTGATATATCTGCCCTTCCTTGGCACACTTGTATGCCTTGGCAGTGTCGCTACTGATACCACGCTCAATAATCGTCAGATAAATCTCATGGATTGTATCCAGTTGTTTAGCTTCCACCTGTACCTCCGTATGGGTTGGTGTGTAATCGTCGCCCTGTGGGCCTCTACGTGCGTCACAGGCAAAGCAATGCGTCCATCCATCCTCATTGATAGCGAGCGCATTACTTGAGCCACAGTCATTGCATGGTTGGTGCGTCTTTACAAAAGACATGCTCGTTCTCCTTGTACATCTCAGCCATTACGCCAAGAGCATAACACGCAACAGGCTCACTTGTATAGTCACGCAGACTCAACAGTACACGCAACAGTCCATACTTATGGATCAACTTTGTTGCGCCAACGAGAACTTCATGTTCAATAACTTCTTGCATCACTGCTTCAAAGTCCACAACATCATTCGCAATCAAATCATCTTCATACTTAGTCATGACTAATCTCCATAGTCTATTACTAAAGATAATAATAATAAATATAAATAACTATATAGAATATATTCTATCATGAATCATCATCAGAGTCAACCTCATCGTCAATCGACATTAAATCCTGTCGTTCGATTGCTTTGACATCGACTCTGATGTGTGAATAACATTCATTACATAAGTCTAAATAGTCTTCATAAGTTACTGATTTTCTTGTTGATTCAAATTCATTCAACAGCTTGTTACAGGCTTGACATCGCATTTTTTACCCCACGGTTTTGTGATCATCCAGTGACCACAGGGTATCACACCATGCCATAGTTTGTCAAAGTCTTTTCGAGGAGGAGTGTTACCTCCCTCACGTTTAGCAAGACCATACTGCTCACGATAGCGACACGCAAACTGCCTGATTGAATTTGTAGATCCACCCAATCTATCAGAGATCTCAGAGGCAGTGAAGCCTTGATGCCACATGTCAACAAAGATCTTGACTTGAGCGTCAGTGTACTTTGGTCTCATTCTTCATACTCCCTCTGCATGAGATACAACTCACCGATCACATGCTCAGCCAACGCAAGACGACCCCGTAAGAAGTCAATATGCTGAGACTGCGTTGACAATCTCACAGATGCGGCCTCAAGAATCCCATCACTGTCTTCAAACTCTACAGTTAAAGGGTCAATGTCTCTGATGAACTCAATCATCTGGTCTGTTGTGTAATGCTTCATTCGTAAGATACCTCTTCTAGTTTCATTGATGGCTCTTCGTTCTTGACGTAACGCCATATTTCTCTATCTGTTCCACACATCCACTTGACTTCCTCGATGAAGCCTTGTGGCAAACTCTGGCTGTAGTCTTCCAACTCAACAGACTGCAAGTGCCATGAGTCAGGGATATCATAACCCTTCTCAAACTTCCAGACCACATCAAGACAGAACTCATTGCCCTCTGGGTCATACCACCAATGAGTACCGTAATACTCGTGACCATCTTTATACATGACACTTCCTCTTCAACCAACACAATGCACAGAGTAATCCCCAAGGCTCACGCACCAATGCAGGTGCGCTACAGTGATCACACTTATCCATGATAAACCATCCTTGAGACATCTTCTCGACTCATGAACTTGTGATCCATGTCCGCAACATCCTCAGCATCAAGCCATGCATCCTTGGAGTTACCTCCCGCATCAATACCAAGGAACAACACACGTCCCGCATACGGATCAGGGTATACGTCAGGCATATACACAAACGCAGTCTCAGTATAAAGCCCCTCATCGTTGACATAGATGGCATAGCCACCCTCGTCGTATCCGCCAGAACCAAAACAGTCACACTGCAAATGCTTCTGGATATCCCGCCAGTCACCTACTTCTACGTTCTCAATCGTCTTGAGATATGGATCAACCAATACACCTTTCATTACTTCACTCCTACCAATGCAGTTAGATGGAACATACTCACATCGAAACCAGACTCAAACTTGCCACGATTACAACGCTTGTATGTCAGTTGCTCACACCATGAGTCCCATAACTTCTCAGTACTCCGGTTACCCTTACATATGCTGATGTAGTTGTCGATCTTCTTCAACTTGGTATCCACCTTGGCACTCTTGATAAACTGTACATCCTTGGGCGACACCTTGTGGAATCGTCTGAGGTTATGCACATCGATGCACCCCACTCGACCGAACATCATCTGCATCACGAACCCTGCCTTAGCCATACCAAGACCGGGAACCATCGTCAGCCTCAGCATCATCATACGATCACGCTCCTGCTTCTTACGCATGTCGCCCCAGTCCCCACGCCACATGTCCATGAGGTCACTGTACAGATCCTCACGGTTCTCAAGCAGGTACTCAAGGGTCTGCTGTTTGAGACCCCACACATGCTTGGACGCTAGCCCATACCTACGATAATCCTCCATTTGTTTGGACATCGTGTGGAATGGAGTCTTGATAGACAACACAACAAACATAATTCCATCTTGCATATGCAATGCAGACTTCTGCATATATGCGTTGATGACTGGATTTACTTCACGAAAGCTCATGATTGAATCTCCTCAATTTCTGTTAAACGCTCTTGACATTTGCGAGCGCGTATCTGATACCACTCATTACCGCCCATCATACTGAACAACTCGTATGCCGTCTCGTAATTCCTACGAGCCAACGACATATAGCCACC